CTGGGATTTCATATTAGAAACTAACATAGCCGCTCAGATAGCTATGTGTCGCTTACACTATAGACGCATACCTAAGCCTTTACCGTCTAGTCTTGAAGGACAAGCTAAATATTGGAAAAAATACTATAACAGTATGGCAGGACGTGGTACTGTTGAGGATTTCTTGGTGAGGTCAGCTTAGTGCCAAAGCAAACACTTACATTAAATGATTTTTCTGGAGGTTTAAATACAGTTAAAGACCCTAGAGACATTGCTATGAATGAGCTTTCAGCAGCTACCAATATAATGGTAGATAAGCAAGGAGCTATACGAACTGTTGGCAAATGGGTTGCTCATGGCACTGTACAGTCTCAAGCTGCTACGCTTTCTGGCGGTTATGGTATGGCTATATTAGAATCTGACTATGAAACACAACCTATATCAATAACAGGAGCATCTGATATAGATTTTGCAAGTGTTAAATTAAGTGGTGGCACTTCTTTAACAGGTGGTAATGCTAGATATATAACTAGGTCTGTTTTTAATGATGGTTTTTCATATTCTAGTCCAGATGTAACTGTTACTACAACAGCAGCTCATGGGCTTTCTGTTGGTGATTCTGTATTTATTGATGGTGTGGTTAGCGATAAATATGAAGGCGTTCATACAGTAAAAGCAGTGCCGAGCACTACAACATATACTTCTGAAGTTTCTGACGCTAGTTATTCTTCTGGAAATCCGGGAGCTACTTTTCATAGATTAGGTTTAGCTGTTGCTGCATCAGGTGGAGGAACAGGATTTGTTAATGGTAGTGAAATACTTGTTACTGGTACAAGTAATAATGATGGATATTATACTGTTAAGTCAACAAGAAATAGTGATAGTCAATTAATAGTTCAAAAAGATTTAACCGCTGAAGTTGGTACATCTGCTGTTGTAAAGAGTTTGCCAAAAGAAGATTATTTATTATTATTATCTGACGCTGATAATGGAAAGATAGATATATATTCTAAAAATAGAGATACATGGACAGCTGACCAGATAACTATTGATTCTACAGGAGGAAAATTAAGTGGAGTAACTCAACCTGTTTATTATTCTGTTGATAACGCTATAAGGGCAAGCGATGCTAATTTTGCTCTTGGAAACGATACTAAATGGTTTGGTTTTATTAAAAGAACGCATTTTGAAGGATGTACAGCTGAAGATAAATTTTTAGGTTGGTTTGAAAAAGATAATAAACTTTCTCCTCCTACAGATGGAGCTGTTGGAGATACTTATCCAGTAGATAATGTAGGATTTGATTTAGAAATAGCTACACCTGCAAATACAGATAGTTTATGGACAGCAGGGACATATCAAGTGGCTTCTACTTTTATATATGATGGAAATCAAGAATCATTATTATTTGAGTATCCTTCGTCAACACATGATTTTGATGTAGCTGAAGGAGATAGTGTTACTATAAGTGTTCATGCTCATACAGATGGCACTGGATATAATCCTAGAATTAGCGGAGCAAGAATATATACTAAAATAGATGGCTCAGATGACCCTTGGTTTTTATTATGTGATATTGATATGAGAAGAGGGGGAAGAGCTACGTTAGATGGAGATTATATAGCTTGGACAAATGGTTCTTCAGCAGCAACAGATATAGATACTGGAACAATTACATCTTTGTCTCAAAATATAGATACCTATGAATCTTTAAATGGATATGCTCACGATGTTGAATCTAATTCTTTAGGAGATGAGGGTGAACAATGGAAGAATGCTGTTGTTGCTAATAGAAGGGCTTTCTTAGCGGGTGTAAGAAGAATTGATGTTAGCACAGGCTTACATACAACATATGGAGATAGAATATATTATTCAGAAATAGGTAGATATGATACATTTCCTTCTCATAATTATATAGATGCTGTATTAGGAGATTCTGAATCTTATATTGGTATACAAGAGTATGCAGATAGATTGTTAGCATTTAAAGAAAATTCAGTACAAATAATTAATGTTGCTTCATCTTCTGACTCTGGCTGGTTTTTAGAAGAAAATTTAAAGTTTCATGGTATTAGACATCCATCAGCGGCTACTAAGACACAGTATGGTATAGCGTGGATAAATGATGGCGGATGTTATTTGTATAATGGTAGAAGAGTGGTAAATTTAATAGATGATAAAATAGATGATGATGAGTGGTCTTCTTTTATTGGTGTAACAGAAACTCATGCTTCTATTATAGGATATGAAAGACATAAAAAACAACTTATTATTATGAAAGACTGTACAGGAACTACAGCTTCTAGCGGAGATGCTTATTTATATGATTTTAAAATAAAATCTTGGGTAAAATTGTTAGACGCATTTACTGATAGCATAGTATATTCAAATTTTGTACATGATTGGAATGGAGATTTACTTATATCTAGAGAAAATAGTAGTAATATTGATTTTTATAAATGGGATAGCGATGATACATCAAACAAATCAAATATATCTTTCACAACAAAAGATATTGATTTTGGTAATCCAGCTGTTATTAAAAAAATATATAAAGTATTTGTAACATATAAATCAGATGCCGCTGATGCCACTCCATTTGATTATGCTGTTGATGGTAAAGGAAATTTTTCAGGGGATGGTGGCGGAGCATTAACAGGTAACTTTGCTGATACTTCTGATAAATGGGATGTGCTCACGGCAACTCCTTCATCTACGCTATCTGTTCAAAGTTTACAATTAAAGCTCACAGCTCCTGACGCTAGTTTTTTTGATATAAATGATATAACTATAGAATATAGACCAATACATAAAAGAGTATCGTAATGCCTAGAGAAGACAGAAGAGTAACTAATATTAAACAGGACGCTATTACTGAGATAGATTATTATCCATCTAAACAAAATGTTCCTGAAGGAGAACTAACTATTGCTAGTCC